TGAACGTGCCAGAGATGCTGAAGTGCGGAAGCTTAATATGCGGAAACTCGATATGCAACCCTGCAAAGAAGTTCGAGATCGCGTCAAGACCAGACTTCACAATGTTCTTCACGCCATCAATGCTGCCCTGGATAGTGTTCTTTATGCCGTCCCAGATCGAGCTTGCAGTTGACTTCACGTTGTTGAATATGCTGCTTGTCGTACTCTGGATATTATTCCATGCACTTTGCACATTAGACTTGATCGTGTCAGCCTTGCTCTGGACATTAGACCTAATGTTGTCCCACGTGCTTGAAATATTAGACTTGATGTTGTTCCAGATGTTACTTGTAGTCGACTTGATGTTGTTCCAAGCAGTGCCGACTTTCGACTTCACGTTCTCGACTGCACTAGAGACATTTGACTTAATGTTGTCCCAGATGCCACCGATAGTAGACTTGATGCCATTCCAGATGTTGCTTGTCGTGCTAGTGATCCAATCCCATGCACCTTTGACACCATTCTTGATCGTCTCCAGTATTGGACCTAAGAAACCCCAAATTGCATTCCAGACTGTCTGGATGATCCCATTGATCGTGTCCATGGCTCCCTGAATGAAGCCAGTGATAGCATTCCAAACTGTCTCGACAATACCCTTGCAATTCTCCCAGATGAACTGGAACGGAAGCGTGATGATCGTGAAACCGATATTGAAGATCTCGGCGATCAGTTGGAACGCAAAGTTGATGATGTTACAAATGCCGTCCCATGCACCTTGCACAATGCCGGTGATTGTCTCCCAAGCACCAGTAAAGAATGACACGACACCATCCCAAAGACCTGTAAAGAAGTCCACAATGCCTTGCCACAAGCCTGTGAAGAACTCACCTATGCCTTGCCACATCGAGTTCCAGTCAGTGCCAAACCAACCTAGAATCACATTTGCAATTCCAATTATCGTGTCAGCCCAGTTCTGGAAAGTCGCGACTAAGAAGTCCCATACACCGCCAAAGATCTCCTGAACACCTCGCCAACATTGCTCCCAGTCACCGGTAAACAATCCAATGAAGATGTCAAGCACGCCTAAGATTATGTCAGCTGCAACATCTAAGATGTTCGCTATTTGAGTAAATACTCCTTCAAACACTGGAGCTAACACACTACAAAAAGCATCCCAAGCTGCACCTAACACATCCAAGATCGAGCTAAAGTTGAAGCCAAGCTCATTCAACCTCTCGACAATTCCACTGAACAACTTGTTCAATGTCTCAGAGATGCCATTCCAGATCTCAGTGATCTTGTTCCTGAATTCTTCATTTGTGTTCCACAAATGCATGAAAGCACCGACAAGCACTGCAATTATCGCTATGACAGCACCTACTGGACCAGTTAGAGCAGTCAATGCACCTTCAAGTCCAGGAAACGCCGCAGTCAGAGACGCAACCACTCCATTGCCCTCTCCAATCAAACTGAACATCGCACCTAGATTGCCAGTGAACGTCGAGACTGCACCTTTCACAGCTCCAATGATCCCAGGCACGCCACCTAGAGACTGGAAAGACTTGAAGAGACCACCAATGATACCCTCACCAGCCTTCAGACCATCTATCGCCTTTGACACAGTCTGCCATGAGGTGATCAACCTTCCTGCAATCGAAAGAACTGGACCTGCTGCTGCCACTAGACTTAAGAAGCCAAGAATGACAGCTTGAATAGGTTGCGGCAGATTGGTGAACGCATCTACTGCTTTCGTCAACCACTCGATCAGATTCTTGAGATGTGGAAGCAACAAGTCACCAAGCTTGATAGCAAGCGACTCAAGTGCACCTCCAAGCTGCTCGAGCTTCGACATCAAATTGTCCTGCATCGTCTCTGCAGTCTGACTGGCAACACCGTCACATTCAGCCATTGTCTTCGTAAGCTCGTCGTACTTCTCTGGAGCCATGTCTACGACCGACAACATACCTGCAATACCAGTCTTACCAGCAATTGCCTCCGCTGCTGCAGCCTTCTCCTCATCAGTCAGACCAGCCATTGACTTCTGCATAATGTTCACAATCTCGTCAAAAGACTTGAACGTGCCATCTGCATTTGTCACTTCGATATTAAGCTTCTTCATCCAAGCTGCTGCTTTATCAGTAGGATTAGCAAGATTCAACATCATCGTACGAAGTGAAGTACCAGCTTGCGAACCCTTGATGCCCGCATTAGACATCGCGAGCAACGCCGTCGAGCAGTCCTCAATCGAGAAACCCATCGCGTGAGCAACAGGCGCGACATACTTGAAAGACTCACCCATATCTGTAATGTCGATCGTGCCTGCATTAGCTGCTTGAGCAAGAAGGTCTGCTACATGTGTCGCGTCTTTCGCCTCAAGACCAAAGCCTGAGATCGCATCAGCGACAATTGTAGACACAGACCCAAGATCTTCACCTGAAGCTGCAGCTGCATCAAGAACACCAGACATACCGTCCAAGATCTGCTGTGAACTCCAGCCTGCCTTGCCCATCTCTGTCATCGCGTTTGCAACTTCAACAGCACTGTAAGCAGTAGAGCCACCAAGATCGATCGCCTGCTGGCGAAGCGCGTCGAAGTCTTTGCCAGTCGTACCAGTAATTGCACGAACTTCCGCCATCGACTTGTCAAACTCTCCAGCCGTCTTCACAACTGCAGCACCTGCACCTGCAATCGGAAGCGTCAAGAAAGTCGTCATCTTATCTCCGGTAGAAGTCATCTTCTCACCGACGGCATTCCAATCAACTGTCGTCTTCTTAGCCGACTCGCTAGACTTACCGGCAACTTCGTCAAACTCGTCGCCAACTCCGCCAGCAGACTTTGTTACACCTCCAAGAGACTTAGAAGCACCATTGGAAGCTCTTGACATTGCTGAGTCAAAGCGTGACGTATCCAAAGTAAGATACGCCTTAATCTCACCACCGTTAGCAGCCAAAGTATGTCACCTCCTACTGGTACTTAGCATAAAGTTCTCTGAAGCTGCTCACCTTCCTTCTGAACACTGGGACTTTGCCCGAATCTTTTGTACCGTCTCCACGGATCTCATTCAATATAAAAGCACATGCCTCATCAAAGCAAAAAGCCGTGTAGCTGTCAAGGTCACCAACAACTTCCGACGGCTTGCAGCTGTACACCTGAGACATCGAGATGATGTTAATTATCCTCTCGCTCGTCACGAAACTGCTTGAGGGCTTCGACACCGTTCTGCGTGTATGAGAAGATCGCGAGGATCTGATTGTCCGACAGTGACAAGCCTGCTTCTTTCACCTGCCTGTAAGTCGGCTCGATCATCGCAGCTTCGACAACACACTCACAGATGTCATACATGTCACCAAGGATGTTGTTAGTCGAGCTGCCATTGCCCATCGCAGACGGGCCACTGTTGAAAAGCTTCTGTGCCTCACCGAGGAGAGCATTGGGAATCTTTCCTGTCTTCGCGAGAGCCATCATCGACGGACGACGAAGCCTTGCTACAAACGGCTGCCCTTCAGCAAATTCCGGAAGCTCCACGACTTCTCCACCGGCATACAACTTCAACTGCTCAAAACTTGTAACTTCAGCCATTATGACCGTTTCCTTTCGACTATGTTCTAATCACTATAGTTAACAGAAAGACTTCTGAAGCCCTATGATCATCATAATGATGTTCCATACATCATTTAGACCAAAGTGCTTCAGAAGTCCTCTTAGTGCTTCAGACCTACCGTGCTTCGTAGTAGGTGTTCGCAGTGACCTCTGCTCCAACAGTGACAGAGGCTACAGTGTAGACGTAAGACCCTTCCTCACCAGAGCGGGTATAGTAAGTCTTGCCGGCTTTGAAAACCGTGTCGGTAGTCAACACGTACGTCACGTCAAACTCTGGAAGACTGCTCACGTAAGACAATGTGTAAGGAGCTTCACCCTGCTTCGGAGCCGAGTCAATCACGTACTCTGGAGCACGGAAAGCATTGTCCTCTGAGTTGAGAGCAACAGGCTGGCCGGTGCAGTTCGGGTAGGAGATCTTCTCGTACTTCACGATCGTGCCGGCAGCGTCATACTGAGCTGAGTAGACGTTCAGAGTGAACTCGGTCGGAACATAGTCACCTCCTGCAAGTGGAGGAATGTAGCCAGTGACATTGCCAGACCCGTCAGTGATGACAGTGCCGCCCTGCAAGATCTCCACGAGATCAGCATTGAACACGTTGTCATGCAGCGTGATCTGATTGCCGACAATGACTCGCTGCTGCTTCTTCTGGGCCAGCAACTTACCCTTCACGACAAGACGTACTGCATCCTCATCTTCTGTCTGGACTTCAACCTCGATCTGATTCGCAGTCGTAAAGCCGAACTCGTCATCTGTCGTCTGAACAGTAACGAGAGCAACATCGATAGTTGCCACTTCGGACGAACTCTTACGAATAGTCATCAACAATCACCTTCCTAAAGCTTCTTGTAGTTCGAATACATTACTGAAACCATGTAGCCTTTGACATCATCATCATGGAACGGTGAAGTCTGCTGGCCATATGGCTTGAACAACGGGAACAAGTCTTTCATGTCTCGCTTCACTTGCTCCAACGTAGATTCTAGCTCTGAGAACTTACAATCTGGGACGTAGATCAGAATGTCATACAAGTCCTCATTCGAGGAGAAATTGAGCGTCTTCGAACTTGTCCCGTTGTTAACGACAATGTAAGTTGACAGGCACTCGCCTTTATGACGACCTGGCGCATACACGTCGTAGCCTTTACCTTTCAAAAACGAATAAAGGTCTTGCCACCTAGTTTCTTTGTACTCAAAGTCAGACCCTATCATGACAACACCTTCTTCACTAGCTTCTCAAAGTCATTGATGACTTCTTTGCCTTTCGTATTCAATGTCGGCTGAAGTATCGCATACTTCTTACCATGAGCGAGCTCAAGCCAAATGCCGTAGTAAACTCCATGAGCCAACGTGATCCTGATCTCATGCTTGCTTGGCTTCGAGACTGTCGCTGACAAATTTGCTTTAGCCATGCCAGTCCTATCAGTCCACGGTCGGTTTGACTTCATGTAAGAAGCAAGCTCCGCCGCGTCCGTACTTGCCAGCATGTTGACTGCTGCATCAACCTTGTCATTCAAGCCGTTCATCTTCGACTCAAAGTCACTGAAGTCAAACGTTATTCCCTTTCCCTTAAGCTGAGCCATCATCGACAAACCTCAACGTTATGTCTACTATGATGCCCCACTCTTGTATGTCGTTCAACTCCACAAGCTCGTACATCTTTTCAGCGTCTGACGAAAGCACGATCTTATCGCCAACTTCAAGATCCAACCCGACTACCGACTCCATCAAGCACATGATCATCGGACGACCGATCACCTTGCCGACTGAGCTCCTAGACAAGCCTGAGTCTGTAATCGTCTCCATCACGTATGACTTGTCATTGTGAAACAAGCCAGGAAACTTACCAACTAGAATTGGCGTGTCTCCTGGCTCTCCAAACTCGTTCAATGACGCCCTGCTCACTGTAGCAACTACACCGGAAGTCTTGATAGCCATAGACAACTTGTAAGCTTCAAACTTCGTGTTAACCATCAAGCACCCCCGAATTAAATTGACGATAGCGAGACGCCAAACGGCGAAAATAAGCCGACGTATCTGAAGTACTCAAACCTGAAACTGAAATCGTAGAATCTTCAGCTTTAATCAAGAAAAGCTCATGCAACGTCGCAGTCTTGTCCTTGCCGTTCTTGTTGTAGTAGTAGCAAATGTCTTCATCACTGAAGAACGGACAATCATTCTCTCGAAGCTCTCGCTTGATGCTTTTAAGCGCATCATACGAAATTGTATTTGGGAGGTCCCTGCCAACAATCAGAATGTCATCCCAACTATTTTGATCAACAACATTAGACATGACAAAGACCTCCTACTTTAATCCCAATCCTCGGCATCTTCAGACTCGAGGAACTCCTTGATGATTGCCTTAGCTTCATTGATACTCTTCGTACCGGTGATGTCAATCTCCTTCGCATTAGCGAAAGCGATAACCTCGTCCTTCTTCCACTGACCGATAGGCTTCTCAAGAAGCTTCTCGATCTGGTCTTGCTCCTCAGCAGAAGCTTGAGCTACAACTGCGTCCACGATACTGGCAGGCTTGAAGCCACGATTCTCGTAGAACTTACGAGCACCAGAAGGAACTTTGATGACTTCACCGGACTGATTCACAAGCTCAATCATCTAAGTCACACCTCCTAAGAAGGATTGGTGTCAATGATGCCAACCTGATCAGCAGCTTCGAACGAAGGCAGGCAGATCATGGACACTATCGTCTCCACGTTCACAGGATCAACTTTCTGAGCAGTCACGACAGCAACACCAGTGTCAGTGATAGCAACGTTGGCTGCATTGCCAGAGAGAAGATCTGACTCGGCTGGAGTCGTGCCGAACCAGGTGTTGCCAAGATCACCATCAGGGAACACGACAAACGTATCAGTGGGCATGAACGGCTGAGTCGTGCCATCCTCATCCTTGTAGCGCTTGTTGTTGACAAGCACCTGAAGACCATTGAGCTCCTGAGCAATGAAGTCACGAAGCTGGACATCGGAGACTACACCAGCACCACTAGTGAGAACGTAGATCGACTCCTTGATCTTCTTGTTGTTACGAAGCTGACGCCACACTTTGCCATCGCACATAGCACGGACAACCATCGCACCAGTCTCATCCTGAATGTGCTCGATCAGGACACGGATGTCTTCGATGGGATCTGCAGTCGTAAGACTAGACCACGCTGTAACAGCATCAACCTTATTGGCATCAGGAATGCCATAGTCAAACGAGAAAGTCTGGCCATTTGCTGCCATGGAGATGACACCAGTCGTAAGAGCCATCATACGCATGCGCTCACGTGCAGCTGCAGCGCCACGAAGCAGACGGGTCTCGTCATCGAACACACGATTCATGATCGAGTCGATGTAAGCCTGGTTGCCAGACTCAAGCACGATGTTAAGCTCCTGGCGAAGCTCCTCGTCAATGTACGTAGACTCCTTAAAGTAAGGCATCTCCGCAGACAGACGATCGAAGCCAATGCGAGGACGAGGAATCGCAGCAGCATCAAATGCAGACGTCTTGAGCACGACAGGAAGACCACGAGAGCCCTTAATCCAACGAAGATTCAGACCCTGCTTCTTGTTGTCAGGGAACAGCTCCTCTGCTGGATAAGGCGGCTCATCAGCTACGAGCTCCTCCCAATAAGCAGCGAGCTCAGGAGCCTGCATGAGGTCGAAGATAGTCATTTTCACATACCTCCTAAACTTAAACTAAGCCTTGATGAACGAAACGGAACCAATGGTGTTAACACCAAGAGCAACTTTCGCCTTGGTAGCGTTAGAAAGACGGTTGTAGTTGACAAAGCCAAACAGAAGCGCTGTGCCGTTAGCTGCACCGCTAGTGACATCAACATCATGCAAAAGCACTGCATTGCCGGTGGTGCCTGCATCGGGAGTAGTCACCTTGGTGACAGAACCAATAGCACCAGTAGTAGAAGTCTTGGACACTGTAGGCCCGGTAGTGTCAGAAGCATCCACAGTCTTTTGCGTGAAGCCGATCTTGTCGGTTGCACCAGAAACAGCAGCAACATTGTACTTGTCGGTAGTCACCATCTTAAGAAGTGAAGTAACCTGAGCTGCTGCAGTAGCACCTGCAAACTTCTTAGCAGCCACGTCTTCGGTAGCAGCGCAGGTGTAATCTACACCGTCAATGGTTAGCTTCTCGTCGGCTGCAAAAGCAGTCGTGATCTGAAGCGTAAACACGCCAAGAGTGGGACCAACAGGCGCAGACACTACAGTACCAGGGTTGGCAAAGTCAATGACAACAGGCGTACCAGCTTCCGCAATCTTCTTGCCGTTGATTGTCTCATAGATGGTGTTTGGAACAATGCAACCGATCGATTCCTGCAACTCAACATTTGCAAGAATCTGAGTAGGAGCAGTAGCAGTCTCCCTCTTAATGCCAGAACGATTAAGCATATTCAAAACCTCCTAGATTAAACTAGTTCCAATAAGAACTCTTCCGAGTCGACTTCTTCCTAGAAGCTGCAAGACGTTTGCCAATACCTTCTTGCTTGTTCTCAGTCTGCTTCTTGCCACCAGCAGGAGGAGTAGTGCCAGTGCCGACAAACTTCTTGTTGCCAGCTCCGTTCTTACTCTTCTTGTCGTCACCTTCGTTGCCGTTATCTCCAGACCCATCACCATCGTCGGATCCGTCAAGGCCAAACCACTCAGGGTACTTCTGCTTATACTCGGACATTGCTTCATCAATAGAAGAACCGTTGCGATTTGCCTTTGACATCGCCAGGGCTACAGCATCATCTGCGTACTGTGGCTTCACCCCAGCCTTCATGACGGCTACCAAAGCAGTCTGCTCAGCCAACTGAGCTTCAAGCTCGCTGTTCTTGTCCTCTTCAGACTTCTGAGACGAGATGAAGTTCTTGACTGACTCCATCATGCCCTTGTCTTTGGGATCAATACCGAGAGCACGAAGCGCAGCAGCACGGCCTTGATTCTTCTCGGCCGTCATCATCTTGTTGACTTGCGTCTGCGTGAAAGTCTTCTCGCTGCTTCCGGAATTGCCACTGTTCTGAGAACTGTTGGAACTACTGCCAGAGTTATTGCCACCCTGACTATTGCCAGCTTGACCTCCCTGACCACCTTCTCCACCTTCGTTCTTCTTGTCGTCGACTTCTTCGTCGATCCCGTCTTGCTTACCCATCTTCTTCTCCTTTACTCTTATCCGCCACCATTGACGGTATAAACACAAGATCCTTGCTTCCATCTTGAGCCAAGGTAAACTCACCATCACTGTGCTTCTGCACCTCTCTGACAATCTCGCGATTGAGCTTCTTGCTTATTCTGCGAAGCTTGACGTCACATGATGCCAAAGCTCGCTTGTTATTCTGCTTGCCAAAAGCTTGCATCTTAGATCTGAGCTTCTCGGCTTGCAGCATCAGAACTCTAGCATTCTTATTAAACATGTTGAACGTGAACACCTTGCCACATCTTGGACACACAAAGTACTTCACCTGCAACCTATCCAACAAGTCTGAGTTCTGAACTTCTCCTTCGAATATGTCTTCTGGCATCAAGAACCAATGCTGACTGCACGAATCACACTTGACGTGAATTCCTGTGACTTTAGCATCACCCGACTCTTCGGACATTGCATTCCTCCTCAGTCACGAACTCCACGTCGTAGTTCAAGCCTGTATCTGGGTCGAAGAAATTGCAACCTAAAACATTCCCAATGGCTATCTTCCTTGCACGGTCAAGGTCCCTTTGCATCTGCTTGACACCTGACTTCCTTCCAGAAGCTATGATCTTCGCGATCTTCTTCAGCTTCCTCTCTGTGAACTCTGTATCGACTTGCACGATATGACGTCGTCCACAATATGGGCAATCAAACGAACTAAGCTTGTACAGACCATCTGGAAACTGAAACCATTTTGACTCGAACATAGAAGAAGTGCTGCCGTCAGTCGAGACTTCAAAGTCCTTGTGACAGTCAGCACACTCTGCTATGAGCACTGGGCTAGGACTCTTCTTTCTCCTAGTCGTCTTCTCTGGAGTCATGTGGTTGATACCTGTTTGCATGACATCACTCCTTAATATACTATTATATTACAACACGAGATAGATGTACACAACTATTTTGACAACTTCTTCTCGATCTCAGCCACTGCAAAATTGATGAACTGACCAAGTTCTGGCATCAACTGCTTGTCCAAAGCTGCGATATGACGAGCATCAATGCCTGCCAGACCAAACCTCGCACCAGACATCGAGCAAGCTATCGCCGCGATCGTGTCTGCGTCACCACCGTCATTCACCGCCCCTATCAGGCAAGACTCGAAGTCATCCTTGTCAGCCCAGAGCAACGCGTTGGTGAACGTGTTGACTATGTGACCTGTTGGCTCGAGGAATTCTGAGGGCATCTGAGGTCCCATGATGTCACTGATGGTAGATTTACCCATATAGTTCGTAAGGAGGCTCCAGATGACCTCTGAATACTTCTGGACTATGCCTCTCACCTTGTCATTTGGATGGGTTATGTCCGACTGGGAGCCATTGAGGGTGAAGCGACCAAGCAAGGCACAAGGCATTGCCCTCATCAGTGATCCATTACCAAGTGCGTCATGATCATCATCTATCCATTGACCACGATCTACTGAGAACCTTGCAAAGTTGATTGCCTTGCGACATTGATTGCCTACATCAATTGGACCTGTCTGAAGCCAATGAATGAACTCCTCGGTGCATTCGATCTTGAACTTATGATCTAGCATCTCGGAAGCTTCGACTTCATCAAGATCTTCAAAGCTCTCAAGAGCACGCATCACACACATTGACATCTCGGTGTCATCTGTGGCATGGCCTTTTTGAATATTTAGCCATCCTCCTCCAACAATGTCTTGAAGGACACCATACTTAGATTCGATCTGCGTGGAAGACATGAACTCAGTCGTCGCTCCCATCGCATCGCCAATTACAAAACCATAAACGCATCCTGCAACTCTGTTCTTCAGAATACTTCTTTGCTTCAGTGTAAGCATCTAAACTTCAGCCTCCTTGAATTCACAGTCAACACCTTCGAACAATACATCATGAGGTTTGCTATTCGGCTTGACAAATATCTCACAAAAAGCTTTAGTTACGCCAACTTGCTTCTCGACACCGTCAATGATTATCGTCGACTTGTCACGAAACATGCAATCAACACAAGCCAAGTTGTCAAGCCTTGGTGACACTCCAGAAGCAATCTGGCCAAAGTCATGAAGTGCTTTCATCTCATCACTCCTCCTTTCTAGGAAACTCTCTACGGAATTAAAAAGAACATCACTACGAATGGGAAAATTCCGACCAATGCTAACAGCAAAAATGCTAGCAAAGCTATCACATAGTCCTTGAATATCTGATACTTTGACACCTTCAAACTCCTTCTCTCCAGAAGCTATTGCTTGCAACAGGTCAGCTTGCTTATGACCTGACCTTCCAAACTGAATGATTAGATCTTTCTTTGACATATCAGACCTTTCATATGAAGTGAAAGCCAACCGAAGCTGACTTCCACTTCAAGCACCATGTTGCGTTGGCTTAGACCTCTTCAAAGAGGTGATCGTACTTCTGAGATATCGCCCAGAGATCTCCGCCTTCAGCTTCAGTCCTATACTCCTCGAGATAGATAACGCCCTTCTTCGCGAGAGAAGCCTTCACTGCTGCCTTGACCTTGTTTGCCTTCGCTCTAACGTCTGCCCTCCAAATAGCAAACCCGAAATCTTTGGAGACACCCTTCGTCACGTATTGGAAGAGATTTACTTCCGAGTCATCCAAAAAGCCACACTCATTGAAGCACTGGTCGATGTAAGCCTGCTCGAGCTTCGTGAACTTGATCTCTGCCATGGTTATCACCTTTCTAGGTACTGAGAAGCCGGATTGCCTCTCATTGGAATTCCATTATAACACAATAATCAACAATCCGACCTGAGAACTTCAAACTACTTTAGAATTCTTATGACACAGACACCACAACAATGTCTTGCAAGTCTTCGGAGTTAAACGGATAGACACCATACTGCCCAGGGTATGCCCTTCCGTCTTCTATCCAGCTCTTATTAGTCGAGTCGATACCAAGTCCCAGATCTTTTCCTTGAGACCACTCGAACACCTCTTCGATCTGGCCTTTGCCAGCTTTAGCACGCATTATCGCTTGCTCTGGTGTCTCATCATCTTCAAGCCAGGTAACAACGTCACCCCTCTTGATATTACGACCAAGTACGTCTTTGTACTCTCGAATGTAGTCCGTCATCTGACTGCTTCCTTTCTAAGAACTCTCTTCCACTTCTTTCGAGACACATCCACCACCAGTCAAAATCCACGGTGGCTTCAGACTTGGATACACATCACATGCTGTCACATCATTACCTTTGAACATGCAATCTTTGCATACCAAGTCCTCGTCTGAGACTCTGCCATCATATCTCATGACAACTTCGTCTCCCTCCTTGAAGGCCATTCTTCTCACCTCCTATTCACTTGTCAAAGTACTGCTGCAAAGTCATTCTATCACACTATCGCTGTCATGTAAACATCTGTCGACCAACGTCCTGGCACAATGTTCGTAACGATGAAGCTTTGCCCCTTGTCAAACAAGAACTCCTTCTCCGTACTATGAAGCGAGATGCTTTCGATATATGCACCATGAACACCGGCTGGTGCTGTGATATGCATATGCACCTCTCCTCCAAACTCCCCACCAAAAGGCGAAGTACTGAAGAAGCCCTCATCTGTCATCTTCACACCGACAAAACTTTTCGGGTCGTCAAGCACTTCTTGCCAATTGCTAGCACCCATCATAGAAGCTGTAGAACGAGAACCTGTACCTCGAACCAAGTAAAGCTCCTGAGTCGTAGACGTACCAGACAAAGCAGAATGCGCATTATCAATTGCTGTCTGAAGGTCAGGTGAAATGCTGCTACTTCGACCTCTCAAGTAGTTGTTCATCTGTCGATAACTACCGCCAGAATAAGTTGTGACACCATCCCTCTCTGCACTACTAAGTGTTGCAACCCATTCTCTGCCTTGCTTCCTCACTGTGCGAAGATGCCTTTGCTGCTCCTGATACAACTTGTCAAAACCATCAGGAGTACTTGTAATACCATGCTGCTTCGCATATTGCTTAGCTTCTTGTGCTGCTTTCTTCTTTGCTGCATCAAGAGCAACTTGCTTTGCCAAATCCTTCTCGTACGTTGAAGCACCATAATACTTAAAGAAGTCATCCATTGTCTGCGTGAAAACTTTTGGAGCAGTTCCATTCATGTAAGCTTTCCACACATCAATGTTGTATTGATAGCCACCAAGCATCTTCTCGTCATGAATCAAAGCTTTGAAGTCTTCGGCTGCATCCATACCAAACTTCTTGTACACGTCATTATACAAAGACGAAGTCGTAGAATAGTTATCACCGAAAAACTTCTTTGCTATGTCATGACCTGTGTAAGACGGCTTCGTAACTACTTTCTTTCCTGCGTCATCGTATGCTGAGCTTATAAACTTCTTAAAGAACATTGCTGGATCTTCACCACTTGCTGCTACCATTTTGTCATAAGCAGACTTACCAGCATCGTCAAGCTTGTTATACCATGACTTGTAGTACTTCATATCAGTCGGACCATACTTGTCCAAGAACTGTTTTGTTGTCATCGGCTTTCCCTCATAGCCGACACCTTTTGCAAACTTGTCAATGTCAGGATAGTCTCCATCTTCTCCATTGACCCAGTCTGCTAACTTCTGAAGCATCTCGTCTTTGTCCATCGTCACAGGCACCATAACACACATGCCATTCGGATGGTCTAGCGGAAGCTTGTCCTTCTCGTACTCTGTACCGTCACGATC